CATTCCCATCAGGCCCTCTGGTAGCCGGAGCAACATGCGATACAAGGGCTTTAACGGCTGCGTCTTATACTCTTAGCTTCAAGGGCACTGGTAATGTAACTGGGACTGGTGGCTTCATCTGTAACGTCACTGGCTCTGGAGCGAATGTTATAACAACTTTTACCGGAACAGCGACAGCAGCAGCAGCTACCCTGACTGTTAGTGGCTCCATCACAGAATTACAACTTGAGTTGGGAACGTTTGTAACATCTGTTATACCAACGGTATCGGCATTTGCAACAAGGAATGCTGATAACCTGGCTTATCCTACAGCAAACAATATCAATGGTTCTGCTGGAACAATTTACTTAGAATTCACTACCTTAGCAGCATTAAGAAGCATTACGCAGTGGCTATTTCTTGATTACTCTGTGGCAGAGAATCTTCAACTATTACATAGCAATTCAACATTATCTTTTAATAAGACTACTGGCTCGGTTGCAGTTGGCGCCATAATAACTACTGAAATGGCTATAAATACTAAGTATAAGATGGCAGTTTCTTGGGGGGCTAATGGGATGAGAACGGCTATCAATGGGGCTCTTGGCGGGACGAACGCTAATGCAGTTGGATATATCCCAAATAGTAGTTTTAGCCTGGGGCACGCAGCATTACCAAGTGACTATGGAAGAAAGAATGTTCGTATCTGGCATATGCAACTCTCTGATGCAGTATTACAGGCATTGACAGCATGAACGACAAGTTAAAACACTTCGCAGGCTGCGTCTTCATTACTTGGATAGCCACCCTCATCCTAGATAGTCTGTTGATTGCAGCATTGATTGGGCTTGGTGCAGGAGTAGTGAAAGAACTTTATGATTCACGCAAGGGCGGAACTGGCTTTAATACGTGGGATTTGTTTGCTGATCTGCTGGGAGTTGGATTTGCAGTTGCAATTATGCACAGCATGAGTATGCTGATAGCTGTGTAACAATTTGTTACAATCTCACATTATTATAAACTAATATGAGTATAAAATGTCATATCCCCAGTGCACCGAAACTCCAGGAGCGAAGCGAAGCTCTCGGCCGCACAGGGTTCCCGTTGCAGACGCCTTGCCCCCGCGAAGCGGGCAAAGGGCTTTTAACAGTAATCTTCTTTACACTAATAGCTGGTGTAACAATTTGTTACAGTAGGTAATAATATGGCAACCCCTGAACGATTCGTTATAGAATCTCTCTTTCATGTAATTAATAAAGACCAGCAAGATGTAGAGTTTAAGCTAAATTCTGCGCAGATTGCTGTAGATAATATATGGTCTCGTAGGATGCTTATACCAAAAGCTCGCCAGGAGGGGGTATCGACATACTTTCTAGCTCGCAGTGCTGTTCGCTGCCTTGGTATAAAAAATACAAGGGCTGTTGTTATCTCTCATGATGCTGAGTCTACTGAGCGTATGCTTGGTAAAGTAAAGTACTTCCTCGAAACAATGAAGGGGCCTAAGCCTTTAATTAGAAATAACTCTAAGAATGAGATTACCTTTCCTAAGACTAACTCAATGTTCTACATCGGTACTGCTGGTAGTCGTAGTTTCGGCCGTGGTGATACTATCACTGACCTTCATTGTAGTGAGGTCGCTTACTGGCCTGACCCGAAGAAGATTATGTCTGGCCTCCTTCAAGCTGTCCCAAAGCGTACTGGTAATATTAGTATTGAATCTACTGGTAATGGGGCAGGTAACTGGTATCATGCTCAGTGTATGAGGGCAGCGACTGGACAGTCATCTTTTAAGCTAGCTTTTCTTCCTTGGTGGGACTTTGGCGAGTATCAAATAGATATGCAGCCATCTGAAGCTGCCGACTTCATGCGTAGCCTGCGAATAGACCTCAAAGAGCCTGAGCTCGTATCTGCTTACAACCTGAGTGCACAGCGTCTAGCTTGGCGGCGTATTGTTCTTGAGGATGATCTTGATGGAGATATCTATGAGTGGAATAAGGAATATCCTAGCTGCCTCGCTGACTGCTTTCAGTCCTCTGGAGGTGGCATATTTCAGTCTGTTAACTACATTGAATCTTCACAGTGGGCACTCAGCCCTGAGGATTCTCATCTATGGAAACTCCCAGACCATCCTCACCCGAATCTACACTACATCATTGGAGGTGATGTAAGTGCTGGTGTTGGTAGGGATTCGTCAGTAGCTGAAGTGTTCTGCCTCGAGACAGAGGAGCAGGTAGCAGAGTATATTAATAATAGAATTGAGCCTGATATCTTTGCTCATAAACTTGCAGATCTTGGTAGATTATTTAATGAAGCTTATATTGGATGTGAAAGTAATAATCATGGTATCCTAACACTTAAAACACTGACTGAGTGGGATTATGTAGCCAGTAAATTTATGTATCCACTAAATAAAGTCTATCGTACAGCTGGAAATAATAGTAGAACTCCAAAAGATGATGTACGAAAAGTTGCATCTCTTGGTGTTAGGACTACTAAGATTAGTAAACCTTTTATGCTTGGTTTACTTAGAAAGAAACTTGGCTCCACTGCTATCATTCATAGTCCTATACTAAAGAATGAGCTAAGTACTTTCGTTGAGCATGAAGATGGTAGTATGGGTGCTTCTACTGGATGCTTCGATGATACAGTTATGGCTTCTTGCATGGTTTTCTTTGTACAGTCGCGAGGTGCTATCTCCCTAGCTGATTCTCCATTAACTGGAGAGGAAAAAGTAGAGGCCCAAAACTTTTCTTTTGAGTCTATTATTAAAGAGTTGACAGATGGTAGAAACCATAATACGTTTCCTAAATATCTAACGGAGTATCTATGAGGGTTTTAATACTTTCCAAGGAAGCTGATGGCGCCTCGATAGCGTATAAACTATCTAAAGAGGGGCATCATGTAGATTTTTGGGTTGAAAATAAAGAGTATAAAAATAACCTTCTGGGCTTTGTAAATCGTCCTGCTTCTTGGCGCCCCCTTGTTGCATCTGCTGATTTGGTAGTGTGTGATATGGTAGGATTTAGTCAGTATGCTTCTATGTTTCAACGTCTTGGTAAGCCTACTCTCTGTTGTAATGCTGTGTTAGATGCACTTGAACTTAATAGACATAATGGTATGGAGGCTTTTAATCGCTTAGGTATTAACACTCCAGTAACGTTTACTTTTTCTAGCGTTAGTGAAGCTAAAAAGTTAAACTGGACAAATGACGCTGGGTATGTTATAAAGGTGTCTGGAAACCTTGATGTTGGAAAGACCTACTTATGTGAAACCGAGGAACTGTATCAGTGGGCTCTTAGTACTATTCCTCCTAACTCAGACTTAATTATACAAGAGCTAATACCAAAAGATGATAGTGTAGAGATTAGTACTGAGGGCTGGTTTAATGGAGTAGACTGGATATACCCCTTTAATCATACCTTTGAAGAAAAACAATACCTTTCAGGTAATATTGGAAAGATGACAGGATGCTCTGGTAATGTTGTACTTCCTGTTGAGGGGTCAAATAAGCTAATTGAAGAAACTATAATGAAGTTTAAGCCTCTCTTGACAAAAGCTGGATATAGGGGCCCACTAGATATAAATTGTATAGTAACTAAAGATAAATTATACGCTCTTGAATTAACTTGTCGCTTTGGTTATGATGCGATAGATGCTTTAATAACAGGCCTTAATGAGCCTCTAGGAGCATTTCTATTCGATACTGCTACCGGCATTAAAAAATCTATGGATATTCGGACTGAGTTTCTAATAGCCGTTCGAGTAACTCGAGACCCGTATCCATACTGTAGTCCTTTTGACATAAAGGAGTCCGATAAGGGTATGCCTATTTGTGGCTTGACTGATACAGATATGAAATTTACCTATCTGTGTGATGTCTATAAAGATGGAGATACATTGAAGTATGCTGCTTCTGACGGAGTTATATTAAAAGCTACAGCCTTTGGGCGATCTGTTAAGGAAGCTCAGTATCGGGCATATAAGATATGTAGTAATATAAAGGCTATTGATATTGCCTATAGAGATGATATTGGAGACCGAGTTGAGCAAGACCTTAAATTACTGAGAGGATGGAACTGGCTATGATTTATGGATATAAAAGTAATGGCGACCCTGATGTAGCTTGGTGGCTTGATGAGATTCGTACAGGTATTGAGTGGAGGAAAAAATGTACTCATCAGCAAGATTGGGATAGATGGAGAAAGTACTATCGTGGACAGTGGCCTAATGGGGTACTGCCTGTTAATCTATTCTTTCGTATGCTACGTACAGTTGTGCCAAGAATATATTTTCGTAATCCTTCTATCTCTGTTATAGCCACAAAGCCTGGCTATGAACAGCAAGTATTCGCTCAGCTTATTGAGCGCACAGATAATAAGCTTCTTCGAGTAATGGATGTAAAGAATCAGATGAAGCGTATTATTCATAACACTTGGATGTTTGGTACAGCCGCTGGTAAGCTTGGTTTTGGTGCTGAGTTTACACCTACTCCAGATATCTTTGATACACAAGCACCTGCAGATAGTAAAAAGTCTTTGAATCGTAGAGTTGAGTATAATTCTAACGTATCAGCTAATATGCCTTGGTTTATGTCTGTACATCCAGGGAGCCTTATAGTTCCAAAAGGCTTAATGCAATTCTCCGATACTCCGTGGGTAGCTATGTGGATAAAACGCTCAGTGGATGATGTTCAAGCTGACCCACGCTTAAAGCACGCTAAAGATCTTCATAGTTCAAATCTAAAAAGCTTCGGTGATACTGGAAATCTTAGTGAGCCGCAGCGTAAGAATACTATCGACCTAATAGAGATTCGAGATCGTCGTACTAGGAAGGTTATTATCCTTGCACCATACTCTACTGATAGAGTTCTTTACTATGGTGATGATGAGCTGCAGAGTAATAATCGCTCTAATATATATCCAGTAGTATTTAATTCTGATGATGAGAACTTTTGGGGTGTCCCAGATTCTATTATCCTTGAGCCGCAGCAGCTTGAGCTAAATGAGATTCGTACACTACAGATGAAGCATCGAAGAATATCTATCCTAAAGCTTTTATATAAGCAAAATACTATTAGCAAAGAGGAGCTTGATAAACTTCTAAATGGTGATGTAATGGCTGCTATAGCTGTTCAGGGTGAGCTTAGTGATATTGATACTATTGAGCTAGGTCATGTACCTGAAAGTCTATATCAAGCTTCTGCTGAGGTGCAGTCAGATGTTAGAGACCAGATGGGCTTCTCTCGTAATCAGGGTGGGGAGTATTCTAGTCAGAAATCTCACAATGCGCCAACTGCTACTGAAGCTCAAATTGTATCTGCTGCTAGTGAGATTCGAGTTGATGAGCGCAGAGATGCTATCGCTGATATGCTTGTAAATATCTTTGAGGATACAAATGTCCTTGTATTTAATAAGTGGCAAGATGATGAGATTGTTCAAGTAATGGGGCCTGATGCAGTTCCGCTCTGGGTAGCATTTAAGCCTAGTATGTTACAAGCTGCTAGGTATGAGATTCAGATTGAGCCTGATAGTACGCTACCGATTACAAAAGATATGCGTATGCAAAAAGCTGATATGGTTTATGAGAAGCTAAAACTTAACCCTCTTATTGACCCTCAAATGCTGACGAAGTATTATCTTCGTGAGATGCATGGTGTACAGTATGATACGATGATGAAAACTGTTCAGCAAAATGCTGCTTCTGGTACTCCTGGTAGTACGCCAGATATGCCAATTACTTCTGAGCGTCTCATGCAGATGATGGCGCAGCCAAAATAAAATTGACAATTGGATTTAACTGGTATATTATTAGAACATAAAGATTTGGGGATGCTATGCCACTCTATGATTTTCATTGTAGTACTTGTGGTAAAGATTTAATAGACTACATGAAGAAGATATCTGCTCCGGCTCCAGACTGCTGTGGTAATCCTATGGAACAGCGTCTTGGTATGCCGCTTTTAGATAATTTTAAGCCGCAATACTTTGAACACCTTGCGGATAAACCTATATTCTTTGAGACAAAAAGAGAGCTGCGTAGGTATTGCCGTAGTAATAATCTAACGATGGACTATGTGGAGTAAATAAAATGGCTAATGCAGAGGTATCTGTTGTTATAACAAGTAATGGTATTGAAGTTAAACTCAAGCATTGGGAAGGTATTACGGCTACTATGATAGAGCATATTCACTATGCTATTATTAAAGAAGCTCGTGTTCATCAATCTCGAAAGCTTGGAGCTGTACATGCTTTGAAGATGAGACAGGATGCTGCTGTAACTACAGACGAGGTTGCTGTAGAGAAAAAGATTGAGGGCAAGAAATCTACTTTAGGGAACTTTATTGAGGAGCTTGGAAATGCTATTCGCGCGTAGAAATTATGTAAAGATGGAGGGTGCTACTGATGATACTGGCGCTGGAGCTGGAGCTGCTGGCGCTGGGGCTGCTGATGAGGATAAAGCAAAAGCTGCTGTAGATGCATCTAAACAGCAGATTGAATTGCTGACAAGAAGTGTTGGTCTTCTCGCTGAGAATCTTCAAAAAATGGAAGGTAATCAAGGCCAGATTGTGGCTGCTCTTGCAAAGATTACTGAGCAACCAAAGAGTGATGTTAAGCAGCAACTTGAAACTCAGTTCGGCGATGATGTAGATTTGGAGCAACTCGACCGAAAAGACTTTGCTAGATATATTCGTACTCATATGCTAGCAGATATTAAGGGTGAAGTATCAAAACTCTCTGATGCAATGATAGCTAAGATTGAAGACCTTGGTGGTCGCTTTGAGTCGAAGAATGCTAATGAACAGATTGAACGTACTGCGAATAGTAATAAAGACTTCTGGGAATGGTCATCTGAGATTAAAGGGCTGCTGAAAGAGAGTCCGACGCTGAGTGTATCTCGTGCATATAAACTTGCGCGGTCTGAGAATCCGGATAAAGCCAAGGAGCTTGATAAGAAATATAATCCTCCTGGAAAAGATAAGGAACAAAATTTTTTGGGCTTGACGCCTACTAGCTTTACTGGTGCGAGGGAAGGCGCTAAAAAGATGAATGCAAGTGATGCTGCTAATAAAGCTTTTGATGACGTTATGAGTGAGCTTGACGTTAGTAGTATTCGATTAGCTTAAACCTTTAATACTAATAGGAGTAAATCATGCCTGCAATTAGAACGCTTTCGGAAGTATTAGATAATCTCTATACTTCCACTTGGCAGAATATGAAGGGTACAGTCCAAGACCAAGTCTTTGATGCGCTACCTTTTTGGTTCTGGTTAAAAGAGAAAGGTAAAATGGAGTCTGTCGAGGGCGGTCGTTTCTTAACTGAACCTCTGCAGTATGATAAGTCAGATAGTGTGAAGTGGATTGGGCGAGGTGGTACTGCGTCTATGAATGACTTCCAGTTCCTGACAATCGCTAAGTATGACTGGCGTTATCTTGTTGGTAGCATTGTACGCTTCGGTGTAGATGACCAACAGAATCGTGGTCGTAATGAGATTATCAATATGATGAATAGTAAGATGGAGAATGTCAAGAACTCTCTAATTACTGAGATGGAAACTCGTCTATTCGGTGGTGTTGGCTCTGTAGCAGCTGGTACAACTACGGAAGATAATCCAGCATTTGATGGCTTACAGTATCTCGTTCCAGATGACCCAACATCTGCAACAAATAATGCAGGTGGTATTGACCCGTCAGTATATACCTGGTGGCAGAATAAAGCTAGTAATGCTACTGGTAAATCTTTTGCTACTTATGGTATTAGTCTGATGCGTACACTGATGAATAACTGTGCAAATAATTTGAAGATGGATAAGCCGGATATTATCATGTCTGGGCAAACTCCATACGAGTATTACGAAGATACAGTTCTTCCCGTCTATCGTGTATCTAATAATAAGCTCGCTGATATGGGATTTGAGAATCTGCAATTCAAAGGTACTCCAATGGTTTGGTCTCCTTCATGTGCTAATACTCGTATGTATATGCTGAACTCGAACTTCATTAAGTTTGCATATGACCCTATGATGATGATGGACATGACTGCTTGGAAAGATATTCCTAACCAAGTAAATGACCGAGTAGCACAAATCATCAGTGCATGTACATTCAAAGTATCTCGTCGCCGCTGTCATGGAGTTCTTTATAACATTGACACGCCTTAATACTTCCACGTAGTATAGTGGGGTAGTTCATGTTTAACTTTAGGAGAACAAAATGTCTGGATTGAAGCAAAGTTTTGTAACAAAGATTAGCGACGTAAATAGTACTGCACAAGAACCTCTTGGTGCTATTCGCATTGAGGGGTCTCGTCGGTATAAGTATGTTGAGTTTAAGAATGCAACCGCAACAGTTACGGCTGGTGTTGGTACGCTGGTAGCGTATAGTGCTGCTACAGGTTTTGCAAACAGTAGAGTTGTAGCTGACTTGACTGATGCAGATGCTGTACCTTTTGCAGCCGGCGCTATGTGTGGAGTTATTGCTGGCGTATTTGGAACATCCTACTTTGGCTGGGTGCAAACTGGAGGTCCTGCTACTTTGGATACTGCAGTTACAACTGGTGCAGCTGGTAAAGGCTTTACGCTGACAACGACTGATAAGACTGGTACGGTAGCTATTGCTGGTGACTTAGCCCCGTATGCTGGTGTTAGCGTTAATGCTACTACTAGTGTTGTACTTACATGCCCTATGTAGTATCTGCATTCTGCTAGCGTGTAACAATTTGTTACAATCTGTAATTATAAAATGAGAGTATCATGGGAACTTTAACATTTACAGAGCTTCAGGATGAAATTAGGTCGGCTCTCGGAGGGCGAGTAGATTTGAATGCCCGCCTTCCGAGGGCAATTAACTTAGCACAACAAAGGCTAGCTCGTATTCATGACTTTGATGAAATGGAGATACTGACAACAACAGCCTTTGGTTTTACATCAACTGATGCAGACCGATTCCTCTTGCTACCAGCAAAGCGAGAGGTTTTTTCTATCATCCTACTCGATGGTGCTCAGTCGAAGAAGTTAAAGCAGCGTACTGTAAGGTTTTGGGATAATAGAATTCCTATGCCTGAATACTGGAATCGTAATCGTCCAATAGAGTATGTTCTTTGGGGAGATAAAGCCGAGATATGGCCTATGGCTGATAAAGCGTATCCAGTAAGGATTCGTTGGAGTAAGTGGCCTACAGATTTAGTAAACCCAACTGATGTATCAGAGTTTTTACAAAAAGATGATATATTGATTGAGTTAGCAGTTATATATATTTTGAATAGTCTTGGAAAAGAGGAAGATGCAGCTAAGCATACAATAACTCTTCGTACATTACTTGCTGAGGTTGTTACGATAGATGATACAAAACCTGACCTAGATATTGAGCCGTCTGGTAATTATACACCTATTGGTGATTCTTGGCTAAATCCTTTCGTGAGGTTTTAGTATGACTGAGTATGATTTAGAAATAGGAAAGCTTATTAAGGGTGTTGAGCACTTAACAAATGCTGTGAAGATACTTACTAATAAAGTTGATCTGTTAGAAAAGAACATACATACTGGGCGAGGGTTTATCCTTGGATTAGTACTATCTGCTAGTGTTGCTGGCGGAAGTCTTGGATTACTATCAGCAACTATTACAAAGTTTATTGTAGGATAATATCATGCTACCATTCTTAGTTCCACTTCTTCAAACACTAGCTGCTAATGGTCTTGGCATGTTAGCCGGGGCTATTAAAGCAAAAGGTAAAGCTGTTATTGAGGATAAGCTCGGTATAAAAATTCCTGCCGATGCAGAAGCTTTAACACCAGAGCTTTTACAACAACTTAAGATTAAAGAAATGGAGCATGAAGAGTACCTTCTAGCAATACAGATGCAGAAGGCAGAGTTAGATATAGAAGCTGAGAAGTCAGCCTCTGTGCAAGTAACTGATAGATGGAAATCTGATATGACTTCGGATAGCTGGCTATCGAAGAATATTCGCCCAATGACTCTTATTTTTATCCTCGCGATATATACAATCTTTGCCCTTATGTCAGCCTTTTCTATTGCAGTTAATACTGCTTATGTAGAGCTTCTAGGTCAATGGGGTATGCTAATTATGTCTGCATACTTTGTAGGTAGAACAGTAGAGAAGGGACTATCAATGAAGAATCGAGGAGATAGAAGTGAGTAAGCTACTAGATGCTCAGGCTGAGTTCCTACTTAATTTCTGTTCCTTAGTTGATTTTGCAACCTCGCAAGGGTTTGTAGTAACTGCTGGAGAGCTTCAGCGTCCAGTAGAGATGCAGAAGATATATGTGAAAACAGGTAGAAGTAAGACTATGAATTCTAAGCATATACAAAGACTAGCTGGAGACTTAAACTTCTTCCTTCCTTCTGCAGAAGGTAAACTTGTGTATATCTGCTCTGTTAAACAGCTAGAGCCTATTGGAAGATACTGGGAATCCCTCAACCCAAAGAATCGCTGGGGCGGTAAC